GGACGATGATCTACCTGATCACGTTTGAGGCATACGCCGCACACAAGAGGCAAGGAGGCTAAATGGAAAAAACCAATCGTTACTTAGAGCTGAGTAGGCTGGACTGCTCACACGGCATTGAGGTCAAACACGGAGGGCTGAAGTATCTGAAATGGAGTGTGGCAGTTCACCTCCTGTTCTCAAAATACCCGAACTCGACTTACTACTACGGCGAGCCGATGACGTTGCCTGACGGCACGATGATGGTCAAGACCGGGGTCACGGTTGAGGGGCTGACGCACGAGATGCAGTTGCCGGTGCTCGATCACCGCAATAAGCCGATTGCAAGCCCGAATTCGTTCGACTTCAACACGGCGCAGCAAAGATGTCTCGTAAAAAATATAGCGATGCACGGCGTGGGCATCTCGCTATACCACGGAGACACTAACGTCACTGAGGCGAGTAACTATGAGAAGGCGCGGGAATATATAAGCGCACAGGATTCGATGGGCTTCCTAGAGTTTCTGGGGACCCTGTCAGAGAGGGATCAAATTGATCTCTTTAACGACCCAGAGATACCCAAGGGTCAGAAAACAGCGTTCAAGAACGACCACAGGGCGCTGGCAAAGCAGGCTCATGACTTCCTCGACTCAGTCGCGGAGTGCATAGCCGAGGCAACGGAGCAGAAGGACGAGGTGCTGCTGCAAGAGACTATTGCAGAGCTGTCCTCGTTTGAGCGCACGGCAGTATGGGGTCGGCTTACGGCTGACCAGCAACAATTCATTCATTCAACAAGGAAGTGATTATGTCAAATCAAGAGTCAATGCTGGTAAAGGGTTTCTTCCCCAAGCCGAAGCACCCCAACGCGCCAGACTTTGTCATCGCCAAGGGTTCTATCAACCTTCCGATGTTCGCGGAGTTTATGCGCGAGTTCAAGGCAGCCAACCCCGGCCAGGAGTGGGTGAACATCGATATGAAGGTGGCCAAGTCCGGCAAGGGTGTCGCCGTGACGGACACATGGGAGCCGGACCCTGATAGGGCCGCCGCACCACAGGCACAGGCAGTACCGCAGCCGTCAGTGGACGACGACTTACCATTCTGATCAACCGGGGCCTTCGGGCCCCATCACTTTAGGAGGTGTTATGAACAAAAAGAGGCTATATCGTAGGACTAACACCTACGGCATATACCTACTGGCCGCTGTCATAGCGTCGGTGGTTATTTACAACCTTATGGAGCTGTCCCGTGTCTGTAGTGCCCTTTGAGGCGTTGCAGGATCTGTCGGGATACAAGCAGGCTAACAAGGTCATTGAGTGGCTTCGGGAAAACAAGCTAAGATACGTCATAGGCGGGGACGGAAAGCCCCGGACTACTGACGACTTCTTAGCCGAGGACCTCAATGGCAAACCAGCAGAAGAGAAAGTTACCCCCGTACTGTTTACACGATAAGTACGGATATCGTCTCAAGCCCTACCTAGGCCGTGTCCACGGCAAGACAAAGTGGGGCAAAACAATCAACCTCGCACCACCCGACGCCCCCATGTCGGAGGTCTGGCGTGCGTATGAGGAGGCGATTGGGGACGACAGGCAGACTGTTGGGTGGCTCCTCGACCTGTACAAGGATAGTGACAGGTTCGGGGAGCTGTCTCCCAAGTCCCGGAAGGAATATGCCAGCGCCATCGAGAAGCTCACAGGAGCCCCTGTGGGCAACGATAGGTTTGGCAGTGTCAGGCTAGACCAAGTGGACAAGCGTTCGATACGGAGCTATCTAGACACGTATCCGAGCCCTGTTGCAGCGAACCGGCACATTGCAGTGCTGAAGTCTGCATGGAACTGGGTCCTGGAGCGCCATGAGGTGCCTGACAACCCGTGTATAGGTGTGAAGCTCAACCGGGAGCAGCCGAGAGAGCGATACGTCACGGATGACGAGTATGAGAGGGTGCTACGGATGGCGCCCCCACCTATATCCCAGATGATGGAGCTGGCCTACCTGCTGCGTGCGAGGCTCTCGGAGGTGCAAAATTTACGTGTTTCGGACGTTTCCGACACCCATGTCCGGCTGATACGCCTAAAGGGGTCTGAAGGGGAGCTTACAGTGCTCTCAGAGCGCCTCAGAGCCGCTGTGAGCGACGTTAGGGGCGGAGACTACGTGGTGCATAGGTACAGCCAGAGCGCCTTCAGGAGCGCGTGGAGACGCCTACAGGCGGCCATGCGTAAGGAGGGCATCGAGGTTTTTGCCTTCCACGACCTCAAGGCCAAGGGCATTTCAGACCACAACACCAACCATTCCGGGCACCGATCCCCGGTCATGCGAAAGACATACGTGCGGAAGTTGCAGGAGGTGCCTGCGACCCGCTAGGGAGCAGGCATTGAAAGGGAATTTTGAGCAAATTGGAAACTGTACCTTATATATGGGCGATTGCATGGACATATTGCCAGCACTAGGCGAGGTAGACGCAGTGGTGACTGATCCGCCTTATGGAATTAACATCACAAAATCTAACAGGCTGGCCGTATCTAGGGGGATGGGCGGCAAAAGCTGGGACGACGAGGCTCCCGATTTATCTTTTCTCCCTGATGTTCCAAGCATTATATGGGGCGGTAATTATTTTGATTTGCCGCCAACAAGAGCACCGCTCGTCTGGGATAAAAACAATGCCGGGCGAGATTTTGCCGATTTTGAGATGGCATGGACTAACTTGGACATGGTTGCGAGGAGGTTTGTGCTACGCCCCATGAATATGGATGGAGGAAAGGTTCATCCGACGCAGAAGCCAATATCGCTTATGGAGTGGTGCTTGAGTTTTTTGCCTGACTCCGAGCTGATTGCAGACCCTTTCATGGGGAGCGGCACAACTGGCGTTGCTTGCGTAAACCTTGGTCGCAAGTTTATCGGTATCGAAAAAGACCCTGAGTACTTTGACATTGCTTGCCAACGCATACAGGACGCAGTAAATCAGCCTCGGTTGTTTAATGAGCCGGAATCAACCCCAGAGCAAGTTGATTTGCTGGCCTCTTAATCTCGGGAACAAACCCCGCAAACGTGCATAGAATGGTGGTAAACTTTTTAATCTTTCCCGAAGGTTTCGGGGTGAAATCGGCACAGGTATTAGCTCTCAGAGCCACGACCCTCCGGCTGTTAATCAGTGGGTCGCTGGTTCGAGCCCAGCAGGCGGAGCCAATATCTACGCGGCTTACAAGGACGTAGGCCAGTCTAGAGTAGCCCCTTTTTTAAATTCTCGGGAAAAGCTTCGGGAACATTACTCCTCCTGCTCTGCCAAGATCGGCGACAGCATCCCCAATACCGAGCCTTTATTGCCGGCCCCCGAGCTTGCCATTAATGCGTCTACAATTCGCTTCTGGTTCGCTCTGCTGGAGCCTATACGTCCGGCCCCTATTGCGGCAGCGGTAGCCGCCGCTGGGGCTAGAACGGGTGTGCCAGTGACTACACCCCCCACGCCGGTCAGCATTCCACCCGTGCCAATTAGCCTTTCAAAAGTCCCTGAGTCATTCACCTTATTGCCAAGCACGTTGGCAGCGTTGTCTGCCTCGGCCTGCAGCAATCCCTCCCCAGTCGTCCCCTGACTAGCACTGATATCCTGTTTCCTAGCAGCCCTCTCGGCCTGACCGGGAGTAAACTTAGAGTTCTGGGCCTTCTTTCCGGCCTCCCTAACCCTGCTCAGACCCATAAAGGCCTCTCTAGCCTTCTCTCCTGCTTCCTTATAAGCCGGGTTCTTCCCCATTACCCAATTAGAAAAGTCTGACCGTATTAGCCTGTAGGCCTCTTTAAGCTGATTATCTGCGTTTGACTTATTAATGCTCCCCAACTGTTTGTCAATCTTCTGTAGGTCAGTCTTGTTGAGCTTGCCGTCTCTCATTAGTGGATAAATCTCTTCCGCGAGAAACGTGTTTAGCCGCTTTATCTCCTTGTCATTCAGAGAGAACTCATTAGCTATCTTGCTCCTAGATGCCTTGAGCGTCTCACGCAGGCCGTTATCTACCACTACAGACTCTGGCATCTTTGCACGCATTGCATCGTATGCATCGTCCACGGCGCTCTCTGCCTGCTTAATCATCTCTCGCGGCTTTCCGTCCTTGATGGTGACACCAAGGGGCCTCATTGCGTCAGTGATGAACGACTTACGGAACTCCTCTTCCGCCCTTTCACGAGCCTGACGAACGCCAAGGCCGGGGATGTTCTGGGCGACCTCCTCCAACCTGTTAAAGCCTCCCCCTAGCGACTGGCCTACAGTCGGCTGTATGCCCTTGTCACGCAGTGATTGAAGCTCTGGGCGCATAAGATGTTCTTTCAGCTTGCCGCCGCCTTTGCCTACGCCCGACAACGCAGCCGGAAGTACTGCGCCAGCCCCTAGCGCCAATGGGTTGTCCGTGATGTTCTTGACCCTCTCACCAACACCCCCCTCACCCTCACCGGCAAGGTATGCGGCAGACTCAAGGAATCCAGCGCCTGCCTGCTTGGCTAGGGGAGTGCTACGACCCAACATTTGCATTGACCCAGCCCCAGCCTTGGCAGCAAGATTAAGGCCCACGGGGATTGCCCCGGCAATTTCAATGCCTGCCGAGATCCACGGGTTATCCTCAGAAAACTGTTTCTCTATGGCCCTCTTCCGGTCAATCTCCTCCGACGCCGAATTGCCGCTGACTAGTGACTGAACGCCACCGCTGATCTCGTCCCCCATCCCAAACGTAACGCCGTCCAGAAACTTTATACCCCCACCCTCAATATTGTCGGCTTGATCGATAAGATAATCCCCAGCCTTATCTAAAAAGCTACGATTGTCCTCGCCGTGGAAAAGGCTCCGCTCTGCGCGCTCTTTGTGCTTATCAGTAAGCTCCCCCTTGTGTTCGGTGGGGCTCTCGGCCTTCTGGATCTCTGCGCCAGCCTGATCGATGTATGCCTCAAGCAGGGCCTTATCCCCGACAATCTCGTCTGGGACTTGGATGCCATACCGTCGACCGTCTATAGTAACCTTTACTTTAGCCATTAGGGACCTCTACCGTGTAGGTGATTCCATTGACGGTTTTAGTTTCACCGGCACCGGAATCGGTATCGGTGCTGGTTCTCACACCCGCTTCACCGGGGTCTATTGCATCAAGCTCGCTATCTATGACGCCTTCAGGTGCAGAACCGAACCGCCTAATGGTTTCCGCCGCGTGATCCTTGTCTAGCGAGTACTGCTTGATACCCTCATAGCCCTGCTGGGCTAGTGTAGCGTGCGCCTCTCTCTGCCTTGTCAAGACTTCCTGAACCCGCTCTAGGGTGCCAATGTTCACATCCTCATCAAAAAGCACGCTTGCAAACGCAACGGCTTCGGATTGCGCAAATTCAAAGTCAGAAGTCGCGCCCTTAAATTCCGCCAGCTTCGTAATAGCGGCATCCTTACCCATGGCCTTCAACTTACCCCAGTCCACCCCCCCCATGCCGAGCATTTCCTTAATTCGCCCAACGAAAGGACCGGTAGAAATGCTTCCGTTTGGATCTGTAAACATTTCCATGGCCGTATTGACATCTTCTAGGGCGTAATCCACTGACCTTACACCAGCGAGCGAGCCTTGGTAGTCAGTCATGGCTTTGGCCAACTGTTCGAAATTATGCTCTGCCAGCTCACCCGCGTTGCCTAGTTCAAACTTACGGCCCGCGTGGTTCTTGGTTGAGATGTCGAACGCTTCAGAGTCAGACATAAACCTGTCGTCATCCGGCCCAAAACCATTTTTGGAATTGTAGTCATCCGCATATTTCTGCGCGGTCCTCCACTGGTTGGTAACGTCGCCCCTTCCCTCTATAGACGCCAGCGCATCAGCCGGAGAGATCGCCCCAGATGAGACACCAGCGATGGCTGCCCTTATTCGGGGTTTGTCATCTGCCGATGCTGTTTGTTCCTCTGCACGGAGAGCCTCAAGGGCGCTGCTTCTCTGCTCCTCCATCTGAAGAGCCCCCGTGCCGGTAGTCT